GAAGGGTCGACGACCACGTTCAAGCGGTTCGTCGGCGGGTTCCTGCAATGCACGGGCGCGAACTCGAGCGCGGGCCTTCAGATGATCACCGTTCGCGTGATCATCCGGGAGGAGATCAGCGAATATCCCGACGACGTCGACGGGCGCGGCGATCCTGCCGAACTCGCGGAGAAGCGCGCGACGACCTGGGAAGGTTTTGAAAAGATCGTCGATATCTCGACGCCCGCGATGAAAGGCGCCTGCAGGATCACGGCGAGTTATGAACGGTCGGACCAGCGCGTGCTTTATTTGCCGTGTCCGCATTGCGACGTGTTCCAGTGTTTGAAATGGGAACGTCTCGACAAGGACTCGGGCGAAGCGACCTATGCGTGCATCGCGAACGGTTGCGTGATCGAACACACGCGCTTGCGGCCGATGCTGCGCCGCGCGGTCTGGATCAAGACCTATCCGGGCGATGATCGGAATCCAAAACCGCCGGACATGATCGCGCCCGAAATGGTCGAGCAATGGCGTGCGCGGTCATCGGCCGGGCGCGAACCGGGCTTTGCGTTCTCGGCGCTGACTTCGCCGTTCATGTCGTGGGCGGCGATCGTCCGCCAATGGAACGAAGCGAAGGGCAATCCGGCAAAGGAGAAGGTCTTTTGCCAACAGGTCTTGGGCGAAGCGTGGGAAGAAAAAGGCGAAGCGCCGGACCATGAACGGTTGTTCGAGAAGCGCGAGCGCTACGAATGGCGGCGCGTTCCGCCGGGCGCGCTGTTCCTCACGGCGGGCGCGGACGTGCAAGGCGATCGGATCGAATGGGGCGTCTATGCGTGGGGACCGGCGTTTTCATCGTGGCTGATCGATAAGGGGATCATCGAAGGCGACCCGACCGACCGCGCGACCTGGAAAAAGGTCGACGTGTTGCTCGACAGGTCATGGCCGGACGCGTTGGGGAAACCGCGAACGCTCGACGCGCTGGGGATCGACGCGGGCTATCTGTCACAGATGGTCTACCGTTATGTCCGTGAACGGAGCGTCACGGGTCGCGTGTTCGCGCTCGACGGCCGGCACGGATGGCGACTCCCGGCGCTTGGACAACCGGCGACGCGCGACGTTGATTTCGAGGGCAAGAAGATCGGCGCGGTGAAGCTTTGGCCGGTCGGAACGTGGGACCTCAAATCGGAACTCTATTCCGGCTTGCGGAAGCTTCTGAAGGGACGCGATGCGATGACGGGCGCGTTCGACGTGGGGACGGCGTTCTATGGCGACGCGTGCGACTTGACGTTCCTGCAGCAATTGACGGCGGAACAGCTGGTCGTGAGGAAGGGAAAGCACGGACTCCCGGAGCAATCATGGGAAGTCATGATCGGGCGCCGTAACGAAGCGCACGACGTTGCGATCTATGCGCGCGCGCTCGCGCATTTTCTCGGCGACGGGTTGCGGCCGGAAGAATGGGCGGCGCTTGCGGCCGATCGCGGCGCGCGTCCGGAGGATGTTCAGCGCGACATGGCGGCGCTTTGGTCCGCGCCGGTCGAAACCGAGACGCAGCCGGGCGACGCGCAGAAGTGGCAATCGAATCGGCAGGAACAAGACGAGATTCAACGCTTGCTCAATTGGGTGAATTGAAATGCCGTTCGTACTGGGCGACCTCGACGCGATCGACAAAGCGATCAAGAGCGGAACGCAAAGCGTCGATTTTCCGGACGGCGGAAGCGTGACCTATCGATCCATGTCGGATTTGCTGAAGGCGCGCGAGACGATCCTGTCCGATTTGCAATCGCAGGGGGTGTTGCCCGCGCCGGGCGGCGGCGGGTCGGCGAACGGAAGCGGCGCGACCTCGCAAAGCTTGGCGGAGACCTCGAGGGAATGAAGATCGCGGCGGCGTGCGCGCAAGCGTGGGGCATAGGGCGGAAGACCGGCGCGGGATTTCATGTGCGGCGCGTCGTGTGGGGGCGGACGCTCGCGCGCGAGGAAAAGCGCGATGGCGAAACGATCATCCGGATTCTGATTTCGAGCTTGGACACGCTATGGCCAAAAGAAAAAAAGACGACCGCGCGCGCGTTGATCGCGCGACCAAAGAAGCGACGCGGCGCGAGATCGCGCTCGACAAGTTCGCGCGCCGATATTGTGCGGCGGAAACGGCGGAAGCGTTCGTCGCGTTCAACGAATTCGTAAACGAAACGCGCGCGACGCTCGCGGCGCGGAAGATGATTCATTAAGCGGAGGTTCCAGCGATGACAAAATATCTGGTCGAGGGGGCGTCGGAATCGGGCGTCGATGTTCCGGCGACGGCGGTCGACGGCGGCGAGGAAGTGACGGGGCGCTTGCCCGTGGTCGTGGTCGACCTGATCAATCAGGAACTCGGCGGGCGTATGACCTATTTCGAGGCGATCCCGACGGAAGCGGAACGCGACGCCGCGCTCGCAAAATATGTGCGCGGCGCGGTCATGGATGTAACGATCGCGATTGCGCCCGCGCCGCCTGCAGCGCCGCCGCCGGTTTCCCCGCCGCCGGGCGCGTAAAGGCGGCGGCGATGTTGAATGCGTTCGAGCGGACGCTCGCGACCATAAGTCCGGCGTGGGCGTATCGCCGCTTTGCGTATCGGTCCGCGCTCGAGATCGCGGCGCGCGGTTATGCGGCGGCCGATGCGAACCGCAAGACCGGCGATTGGTACGCGCCGACGACGTCGGCAAATGCGGAGATCGGGCAGGGTGCCACGCGAATCCGCGCGCGGGTGCATGACCTGGTCCGGAATAATCCGTATGCGGCGGTTGTTCCGCGCCGTCTGTCGGCGAAGGTATGGGGACGCGGGATCAAACCGAGTCTGAATATCGGAGATATCGACGATCCGCGCCGCCAAGTGGCCATGGATACGTGGCTCAGGTTCGTTGAGCATTCCGACCCGGAAGGGCAACTCGACTTTTACGGACAGGGCAACGTTCTCGCGCGGACGCTGTTCGAAGGCGGCGAGGCGCTTGTCCGATTCCTGCCGCGCCCGGCGTCGTTCGATTTGCCGGTTCCGCTGCAGCTGGAAATCCTGGAAGGCGAACAGCTGGACGGGATGAAGAACGAAGCGTTGAAAGACGGCGGCGTGATCATTCAAGGCGTCGAGTTCGATTCGGCCGGGCGCCGTGTGGCGTATTGGATTTTCCCGGAACATCCCGGCGACGCCATAACCAGCTTCACCAAGCGGCTGGGGTTCGCGAGCGAGCGCGTTCCGGCCGATCAGATTCGCCACGTGTTCGAACCGTTGCGCGCGAAACAGGCTCGAGGCGTGTCGGTGTTCACGCCGATCGTCATCAAGCTGAAGAACGTCGACGATTACGACGACGCGGAAGCGCAGCGCAAACGGATCGCGTCATGCTTCGCCGCGTTCGTGAAGCGTCCGGGCGGAATGGCGACCTCGCCGCTGGCCAAGACGACGACCAAGGACGCGAGCGGAAACCGTATCGAGAAAATCCCGGCGGGGTTGATCCAATATTTGAATCCCGAGGAGGACGTTTCGTTTTCCGATCCGCCGGAGGCGGAGGGATACGTCGATTATATCAAGGCGCAGCTTCGCGCGGTCGCGGTCGGTTGCGGCGTGACCTATTCCATGCTGTCGGGCGATCTCAAGGACGTGAACTTTTCGTCGACGCGCGTCGGTCAAATCGATTTCGACGAATGCGTGGATCAGTGGCAATGGTTGATGGTCATCCCGCAGTTTTGCGTTCCGATATGGCGTCGTGTGGGACAGATCGCGGCCGGGTTCGGCATTCGCAGCGTAACGGACCCATGGAACGCGCATTGGACTCCGCCCGGCCGTCGCTTCATCGATCCCAAGAACGACGTCGAGGCGGCGCGCGAAGCGGTCCGGTCGGGATCGAAGAATTTTTACGAAGTGATCGCGGCGACCGGCGAGGACCCGGAAGCGTTCCTTCTCGAGCGGCAGAAGCAAAACGAACTTTTGGACAAGCTCGGAATCGTCTTCGATTCCGATCCGCGCAAGGTGGGGCGCGCGAGCGCGGCCGCGCCGGGAAGTCAACCGGCGGCGGACAAGTCGGAAACCGTATCGCCCGAAGACCAATAGCCAAGGGGGAACCCATGCCCGCGACAGCAACGGCGCAGCGCACGACGCGCCGGGAAGAAACCATGCAATTCCGGCTCGCGCCGCTCGAGAACATCAACGCGGATTCGCGGACCGTGGACGTCGTATGGACGACCGGCGCGGCGGTCCGCCGCCGCGATTTCTGGACCGGCGAGGAATGGGACGAAGTCCTTGTGGTCAACGCGGAAGCGGTCGACATGACGCGCTTGAACGGCGGCGCGCCGGTCCTAAACGCACATAGGCGGTGGGATTTGAGCGGCGTTCTCGCCGTGGTCGATCGCGCTTGGCTGGACGGGACCAAGGGACACGCGACGCTGCGGTTTCCGGCGCAAGGCTTGAACCCGCAATCCGATCAGGTCTTGGGATTGATCCGTGACCGGATCATCCAGAACGTCTCGGTCGGTTATGCCACGAACAAGGCGGAATGGGATCGAACGACCGAACCGCCGACGCGGCGCGCGGTCCGCTGGCAACCGCACGAAATATCTTTCGTTCCGATTGGCGCAGACGCGGGGGCAGGCACGCGCGCGGCGTCAAATGATGTGCCCGTGTTTGCCTGTGAGATCATCGAAGGAGATCGCACCATGCCCGAGACGACCGAGACGCGGAACGCGCCGCAAACCACGCCGACGCCTACGCCCACGACGACGCCGACGACCTCGCCGTCGACGCAGACTCCGACTCCGACTCCGACAGCGCCCGCCGGCGATATCGACGCGCAAATCCGCGCGGCGGTCGAGGCCGATCGCACGCGCGCCCGCACAATCCGCGAGCGTATGCGTGCGGCGGGATTGCCCGACCTGATCGCCGACCGGCACGTCGCGTCGGGACTGACGGTCGAGAACCTGAACCCGATCATTGCGGACGAGCTCGCGGCGCGCGGGACACAGACGCCGATCCGCACGCCGCCGAACGGACTGGACGAAACCGAGACGCGGCGCGGGGGGGTCGAGGAATGGCTATTGCATCGCTCGGACGGCGGGCGTTGGAAGATGACGGACCGGGCGAAACCGTGGCGCGGAATGCGGATGATGGAAATTGCGCGCGAGCTTTTGCACGCGCAAGGCATCAACACGCGCGGAATGTCGCCGATGGAAATCGCGGAACGCGCGCTGCATACGACCAGCGATTTTCCGAACATCGTCGCGAACGTGGCGGGGAAATCGCTGCAGGCCGGATACGGCGCCGAGGTCCGGACCTATTTGCCGTTCTCGACGCAACGGAATCTCCCGGACTTCAAGCTCGCGACGTCGATCCAGCTTGGCGAAGGCTCGGACCTCGACCAAGTGAACGAAGCGGGCGAATTCAAGTCCGGCACGATCGGCGAGGGCGCGGAATCGTGGCAATTGACGACGTACGGGAAGATTTACGGTTTCACGCGTCAATTGTTGATCAATGACGACATGGGCGCCTTTACGACGCTGCCTTACATGTTCGGACAGGCGGCGGCGCGCAAGGAGAATGACATTGTTTGGGGGATTTTCATTCTCAACGCGAACATGTCGGACGGAATTCCGCTGTTCCATGCGAACCATAACAATTTGCAGACCGGCGCGCCGTCCGCGCTGTCGGCGACCAGTCTCGGAACCATGCGGCAGAAACTCCGCACACAGAAGGGACTCGACGGTAAACAGACGCTGAATCTGTTGCTGCGCTATGTGATGGTGAATTCGTCGCTCGAAACGACGCTCGAGCAAATCATGTCGCCGCTTCTGTTCGCGGCGCAGACCTCGAACATCGTGCCGGAATATCTTCGCGGGTTGACGCCGATCGTCGAACCGCGCCTTGACGCGATCTCCTCGACGGTATGGTTCGGCGCGACCGACAAAGGGTCCATTGC